GCACAGATAGAGCGACTTCTGAGTCAAGGGGTGATGACAATCAACGAAGTCCGCGCTCAGGAGAATGTGCCGCGACTGTCTTCAGGCGACGCATGGCCGGAACTCAAAATATAGGAGAATACATATGAGATGGGGGCAGAATCTGTTATACGATCTTGGGTGCTGGCTCGTGGCGCGGTTCGCAGATGGGCGAATCAGGGCATATGAGCCGCCGAGGGCGCCGGCATTCGGGGAATATGTCACAAAATGCCATAGATGCAACCGAACAGTGAGCCTTCCGTACCTGCGCGATATGGACGGCGATCCGGACGAATTTGTGCGTCACATGGAATTGGAACGATGGTTGTGCTCGGAATGCACGGCGGATTTGGAGAAGTTTGTCCCCCTTTTTCAAAGGGGGAGAGGGCGTGGTGAAGTCAGGCAGGAGGGCGAAATGGTAACTGTGCAGGTCCTTGTTTATGTGATGATCGTGGCGCTCAGCATTCATCGGGCGGTGAATGCCGGGCTGAAAGGGAGTTTTATCGTGACGATCCTTGGCTTGGCCGGGATTGCATGGGTTATCGGCAACCCCTCCCCGTGGAGCCACGGGCTCGGAGCGATTGTCGTCATGGGCGCCATGTTCATTGACGTAATCACTCAGGATAAGCGCCTGGCCCGGGTGAAGAAGTAGTCACCCAGGAGGACGGAATGGACGAAATCACAGTTGTTGAGCTGTCGGCGGTGCAGTTCAAAATGCTATTGGGTTTTCTTGCTGCTATTCTCATCGCTGTCATGTGGAGAATCGGGAGAAGGTGAGGGGATGGGTGGTTTAGGGGCGAATGAAAATCCCCCTGTGTCCCCCTTTGAAAAAGGGGGAGGAGAGACGCCAGCGCGGCATGGGAAGCCGATACATTTCGCACACATGATTCGAGAAGACGGGGCGGTTTCTGCGTTGTGCTTCAAAAAGCCGAGAAAGATCGATTTATCGCGCGCATCCTGGACATACATCATACCACATGTCACATGCAAGAACTGTGTGGACATCCTAAAAAAGCGTACGATAACGGTATAATGGAACGGAGGGCGAAATGGCAGGTCGGGCATTTTTGAGGCTTAGCGAGGAAGCGCTCGGAAAGCTGTTCCAGACGGGCACATATCATTTTACAATTGGGAACGGAGTTCCGGAGGATGCGCAACTGGTATCGATGCACTTCCAGACGGCATTTCATAAGAACGATCTGTACCTGGTTTTTATGAGCGAGTCGTTCAAGGAGCTTTCTCCGGGGGACATTATGCCGGAAATTCGGCCTGAAATCGTCAATATTATCGATGGCCCGAGGCAGCGAGAGGTATTTCTCTAGTGCAGCAGGGGTTGACAAGCACAAGATGTTGTGGTAAAATCGGAATGGAAAAAAGGATTTCCAATCGGAAAATGGGATGGAGATGCGAAAAATGCGGGCGCCTGCTCGCCGAAAAGAATGCAAGCGGCAAGGTGGCAGGGAAGATCAAATGCCCGAACACTAAATGCGGTCACATTAACGAACGGTAGCCTTTAGGGCCTAGAGAACCGCTAGAAGCATCAGACGGTCATGAGAGCCCGCTTCCGGGAGCGATCCCGGAAGCGGGCTTTTTTTATTTTGGAGCCGCCCTTGAACGCCTGGCATCGATTCAGACAACGAATCAGCGACCTGCTTGCGGTGAAGAGCGATCCGCAGGCGACACGGTATGTTGCGGTGCCAGCGCGGCATGCGGGCGTGTATGTCGATCATGACATCGCGCTGACGTTTTCGGCGGTGTACCGCGCGATCGCGTATATCTCGCAGACGATCGCGCTTTTGCCGTGGGACGTGCTCCTGGAGACGAGCGATAAGACGCGCAAGCTGCCGAATCATGCGGCCTGGTCGCTGCTGCGGAAGCGCGCGAATCCGGAGATAAGCGCGTTCAGTTTCCGGGAGACGATTCTCGCGCATGCGCTTGCGTGGGGCAACGGCTATGCCGAAATCGAGCGCGACCTCGGCGGCCGGCCGATCGCGCTGTGGCCGATCGCGCCGAACCGGGTGGAACCGCGCCGGGCGGAGTCGGGCGAGATCGTGTATCTTGTCTGGAACTACGGAGCGGAACGGACCGAGATCCCCGCCTATGACATGTTTCATCTGCACGGGCTCGGGTTCGACGGGCTGATCGGTTATTCGGTCATATCGCTTGCGGCCCGGACGATAGGCCTGGGCATCGCCTCGGAGAGCTATGCATCCGATTTTTTCGCGAACGGCGCGATATCCACGGGCGCGCTGAAGCATCCGAAGAACCTGAGCAAGGATGCGCAGGAGCGCCTCCGGGAGAACCTGAACGCAACGATTCAGGGATCCGGCAAGCGATTCAACATTCCCATATTCGAGGAGGGAATGGAATGGATCGACATGATGGTGAAGCCGGAGGACGCACAGCTCATCCTCACCCGCCAGTTTCAAATCACGGATGTCGCCCGGTGGTTCGGGCTGCCGCCCCATAAACTCGCCGATCTGATGCGCGCCACCTTTTCGAACATTGAGGAACAGAACCTCGAGGTTCACAACGACGCGCACATGCCGTGGATCGTGCGCCTCGAGCAGGAGGCCGACTACAAGCTGATTTCTTCCCGCGAGCGCGGGGTCCGGACGAAGCTCAACCCGCGCGGGCTGCTGCGCGGGAAGGACAAGGATCGGGCCGAATATTACAAGCTCATGGCCGATTACGGCTTTTACACGATCAACGAGGTCCGCAGATACGAGGATCTGGACCCGATCGGCCCCGACGGCGATGAACACATCGTGCAGCTCAACCGCACGACGCTGAAAAAGCTCGTAGCCGGCGAGCCCGAAAAAGAGGCGCCTGCGGCGGAGGGCATCGAGCCGGATCAGATCGAGCAGTCGTTCCAAGCGCTATTCGAGGAGGCGAACGCCCGCATATTGCGGCGCGAAATGGGGCAATTCGAGCGTGACAAGGGCAAATTCGAGGGCAAAAAGGGCGCGTTTTCGGCCTGGCTGGCCGATTTCTATGGCAAAAACGGGGACTATATGCGCCAGGCGCTCGAGCCGCTGGCGACGAGCATGATGGCGCTCATTTTCCCGTCGGCGGCGTTCAACGGCGCGATAGCGACGAGGATCGATTCATTCATCGCCGACCATGCGGAACGCTCGAAAACGGCGCTGTCGGCCCATTTTGCGGGCATATCGGAGAGCATTTTCCCGGAAAACAGGGCGCATATCGAGGCGCGCGAGCTTATCGAGCGGCTGCTCGCCCTCGGCATCGGCGCAAGGAGAGACCAATGAAGATCATAGCGGGCAGGCCCGTGGAACAGAAAAAGAACAGGAAACTGCGCGGATACTGCGTCGCCGCGAAATCGGCGAAAGAGGGCGAGATATGGGTGTATGAGGAGATCGGGGAGGGTTTTTTCGGCGGGATCTCGGCGAAACAGTTCGCGAAGGACGTGAAAGCGCTCGGAAGCGTCGCAAAAATCACGGTTCGGCTGCATTCGCCGGGCGGCGACGTGTTCGATGCGGTCACGATGTACAACATCCTGAAGCAGCACAAGGCCGAGGTCCTCATGAATATCGACGGCGAGGCGCTGTCGGCGGCGTCGATGCTGGCGATGGCCGGCGACGAGATATTGATGGCGAAAAACGCGATCATGATGATTCACGACGCCTGGACGATCGCGATCGGCCCCGCCGAGAAGATGCGCCGCACGGCCGAGATGCTCGAGAAGGTGAACGCGACGATTGTAAGGACATATGCCGACCGCGTGACGATCGACGAAGCCGAAATCATTCAGATGATGTCCGATGAGAGCTGGATCGACGCCGAGCAGGCCGTCGCGATGGGCTTCGCCGACGGCATAACTGAGGAACTGGCGGTCGCGGCGTATTTCGACACGACGAAATTCAAGTACAAGAACGCACCGAAACGGATCGAGGCCGAGGCGCTGGTACCCCCGGCCAACGATATACGAACGAAACTCGCGCGGATGCAGATGGCATCGCAGCGCGCGAACCGGGCCGCTGGCACGCCCGCGCCGAGACACTGACATCAACAACGAATATTAGAGGAGGACACACGATGAAACTCGACATATGGACCTGTCGCCCCTATGCGGAAGCGGAGACGGCGATAGACGAAAAGATTCAGGACCTGCGCGACGAGCTGGTCGACCTCAATCAGCGCGCGCAGACGATCCAGGCCTCGGCCGACGCCGAAAAGCGCACGCTGAGCGAGGATGAGGAGAAAGAGGTCAACAGTATTTTCGATCAGTTCGGAGACATCGAAGCCGAAATCGAGCGTCGCGAGATGATCGCGGCGCAGTCGAAAAAGCTGAGCCAGAGCGCCGGCCGCAGAGCGGCGGCACAGGAGCCGCAGGCGTCGGCCGACGACGATGATGACATCGACGAGCAGGCCGCGCGGCAGATGGCGCCACGCCGGCGCGCCCAAAGCGCTCGCGCGCGCGAGTCGCGGATCGAAGTGATCTCGCCGCCTCGCGGGCGGTGGGGATTTCGCACGTTCGGCGATTTCGCGCAGGTCGTGCGTGCATCGTCGCATAAGGGCGCGCAGGTCGATCAGCGCCTGATCATGAACGCGCCCACGAGCGTGAGCACAGAGGGCGTCGGCGCCGACGGCGGGTTCCTCGTGCCGCCCGACTATCGGGCTGAAATCTGGCAGAAGGTCGCCGGCGAGGAGTCGCTGATCAGCCGGACCGATCAGTGGGCGACGAGCAAGAACTCGATCGTCGTGCCCGCCGACGAGACGACGCCGTGGGATTCGAGCGGCGGCATCCAGGCGTATTTCGAATCCGAGGCCGGGCAGATCACGCAGAGCAAGGTCGCGCTCAAGGATAAGACGCTGCGGCTGAATAAGCTGACGGCGCTGATCCCCGTTTCCGAGGAACTGTTCGAGGACGCGGCGGGGCTCGATGCGTATCTGCGAAAGAAAGTCGGCGAGAAGTTCGATTTCAAGCTGACGCTGAAGCTGATCCAGGGCACGGGCGCCGGCGAGCCGCTCGGGATTCTCAATGCGAACTCGCTCGTGAGCGTCGCGAAGGAAAGCGGCCAGGCCGCGGACACGGTCGTCACCGAAAACATCAACAAGATGTACGCGCGCATGTATGCGCCGCTGATCCCGTATTCGATATGGCTGATCAATCAGGACGTGCAGCCGCAGCTCGACAGCATGACGCTGCGCGTGCTGAATGCGGCCGGCACCGATTACGTCGGAGGCGGCCCCGTCTACATGCCGCCTGGCGGCCTCGCGGACGCGCCGTATGGGCGCCTGAAGGGCCGCCCGGTGATCCCGACGCAGGGCTGCGAGACGCTCGGGGACAAGGGCGACATCATTTTCGTGGCGCTGAAGGAGTACTGGACCGGCGTGAAGAGCGGCGGGATCCGTTCGGATGTATCGATCCACCTGTGGTTCGATTACGACGTGATGGCATATCGCTTCATCCTCCGGATCGGCGGGATGCCCTGGTGGAAGGATTACATCACGCCGCGCGACGGCACGAATTATCTGTCGTGGGCGGTCACGCTGGATGAACGCGCTTCCGGCTGATCGCGAACCAAGAATCAAGGCCCTCCCCGGCGTGACTGCGCCGGGGAGGATTAACCCGGAAAAGGAGGAACGACAATGGGAAGCAGGCCAAGCGAAGACTACGGGCTGATCGGCACGATCGATCCGCAGACCGTCACCACGACCGAGGTGTTCTCGGACGTGATCGACATGAGCAAATTCACGAAGGTGATGTGCATCTTCCTCGGCGGCAACATGGCCGCTGACGGCACGATGGTGTGCCGGGCCGTCACCTGTGACAGCGGCGGGACGAATGCGGCGGCATTCAAGACGGCCGATACCGTCACTGCCGGCACCGATTATTCACAGGTGATCGTCGAGGTAGATAATCAGGATCTTGCCGGCGGCGCAACCAACAAGGACCGCTACATCAAGTTCGGGATGGTTTCCGCCGGATCGGGCGGACCCGTCGCCGCGGCCGTCCTGGGCAAGGCGAAATACGGTCCTTCGAGCGATGAGGACCTCGCCACGGTGCTCGAAATCGAAGCCGACGCCGACTGAGGGGGTGAATGTTGATGCGAATCAAATTCACCCGTGAGTACACGGTACAGGCGCACGATGGGCCGACATACCGTGAGGGCCAGATCGAGGACATGGCCGAGCGCGCCGCGCTGCATTTCATCAATCGAGGCGCGGCCGTCGAGATCGCCGTCGAGGAGCAGCCGGAACCGGAGCCCGAAACGCCCGATGAGGAGCAGGCCCCGGCGGACGCCGACGATGCCGCCGATGCGAAAAAGGGGCGGAAGGACCGGTTCAACGGCAAAGGCGACAAGGCTGCGAAACGGTTCAAGAAGGGACAAGACGAGTTCCGCAAGACAGAACTCGACAAGGAGTGATCGGCTCCCGGGCCGCCCGAGCAGATGGGCGGCCCGGGCCGGCCGTATCGGAAAGGACAGCTCGATGCGACAAAACAAAACGATTGTCTGGCTGACTGTGACAATCGCGGTGCTCGCTCTTGCGGGAACCGTTTTCGCCGCAGCCTCGGCGATCAACACCGTGAAGGTGCCCGCCGCGAGCATCGTTTCGTGGTGGCAGGTGCGCGACAATACGGCGAGCGCGGCGACCGCGGTCGAATTGAAGACGGCGCCGAGTACGGGGCAATATCTCGCCGTGCGGCGCGTGATCATGAGTTGCGCGTCCGCGATCGCCATTTATTTGCAGGATGAGGACGGCAATGTGATCGCCGGCGGATATGAGTTCACGACCGGCGGGCCGGGCACGATAGACATCCAATACGAGTTCCCGCGTTATTTGACCGATGAAAAGGCCCTGCACTACCAGGCCACCGGCGCGGGCAACGTGACGATTGAGGTCGAGGGATTCACCGCAAGCTAGGGTGACGCATGAGCATAACGACACCGATCACGCTCGTTTCGCGGGCGGAATACAAGAGTACGTATCTGCGGACCTCATCGGCCGCCGAGAACGACTGGATGGATCCGTGGCTGCGGATCATCTCGGATGTCATCGAGGATCGTTGCGGCCGCAAGTTCCGTGAGTATGAGGTTGACGGCATCAGCGTCTACTGCTCGGACACCGGCGAGGTCACGAGTGCGACGGTGACAGTGACCGAATCGAAGATCACGCTCGTGTCGGCCGGCGGCGCGAATGCGGGAACGGTCGAGTTCACGTTCTCGGATACATCATACGACACGCTGACGGAATTGGTGGCCGCGATCACGGCGGAATTGGCCTGGACCGCGACGCTCGTGTATTCGGACGGAACCGCCTCGTCGACGAATCTTACGCCGGTCGCGGCGCGGCGCAGTCGTGCATCGCGGCTGCGAATGCGGTCACGCTCGGGCTGCGCGTGGATTCAACGCAGTATTTTTCGGGCAAAGGGCAGACGGTGCTCAGGCCCAGGCGTTGGCCGATACAGTCGGTCACGTCGATCAAGATCGATTCTGACCGCGATTTCGACGATCCGGACGACACGCTCGAGACGACGGAATACGTGATCATGGGCGACGATGACGGCCCCGAGAGCCAGGATCATATCCAGCTCGACGGCATCGCGCTGCCGGCCGGGATCCGGAACGTGCAGCTCGTCTATTGGGGCGGATACACGCCGGCGAACATGCCGAACCCGGTGAAGGCGGCGGCAGCCAAATATTTCAATTTCTGCAAGCAGAAGCTGGGTCATGAGGCGATGGCGGCCGCGGCCGTGGGCGACGGGATCACGGCCGCATTCGTGCCGACGATGCCGCATGAAATCGAGCAACTGCTGGGGCCATATAGGAATGTGACCTTCTGAAATGGGCGCGCGATTCGACATCGACACATCGGAACTCGAACAGCTCGGGCGGCGGCTGTATCGGGCGCAGGAAGAGTTCGGCGCGCGGTCCGTCGAGAAGGTATTCGTCGCGGGCGCGCGCAAGCTGCGGAAACACATTCGGCGCGAGGCGCCGAAGGGACCGACGGGCAACCTGCGAAAACGGGTCAAGGCGAAAACATACAAGCGCGGGCAGCGGCCCCGGGGCGCGTATGCGTGGTCGGCCGCGCGGCACGCGCATCTTAACATACGCGGCACACAGGAGCGATTCCACGAAAAGAGCGGCAAATCGGTCGGGCGCATGACGCCGAACCCGTTCGTCGATCGCGGCGCGAGTGCGGGCATGCCCGAGGCCATCGCCGAGATGGACAAAAAAGCGACGGAACTGTTCATTCAGGACCTGAAAAAAACGCGATAACTCCCCCTTTGAAAAAGGGGGAATGAGGGGGATTTTGGATCTGTGATCGATCTTTCAGCCATACGCGATGCGGTCAAGACGGTGCTTGCGGCCGACGCGACGTATCTCGGCACCGCTCCCGGCAACATCACGACGAATGAGGCGAGCCTGCGAAAGACGGAAATGGTGCAGGATGCGGCCAACGCCGCCCGCTATGGGTTCGCGCCCGAGGAGCTGCCGGCGCTCGTGACCGAAACGCGCATCTATTGGAACGATGACCGGCCTCAGCCGGGCGACTACACGATGGGCGGCCAGCAGGACGTCAGGATCCCGATGGTGTGCCTGGGAATCGTGCAGGCGCTCGATCGCGATACGGCCCGGGCGAATGCCGAGGTGATTCTCAAGAATCTGGCGCGCGTGGTGGCGAAACAGATCAAATCGAGCCAGTGCTGGGCGGCGAACACGGTGACATTGCCCAACACATTGCTCGGCGACGTGCAGACCTGGGGCGACGGCGCATTGGGCTGGGTGGGCTGCGCCGAGCTGCAGTTCGACATATTCACGATCGACGCGATTCTATAACTGTTGTCGCTTCCCCCTTTGGAAAAGGGGGACAAAGGGGGATTCAAGCCAGGAGGATGTGAAAATGCCAAGCCGCGCCACGAAAGACTGCGAGATATGCAACGGCTCATGCAAGGGCGAATACAAAACGGGTGACGTGCATCCGAGCGATCTGCCCGCCCGCAAATGGCCGCATAAGTTCGAGCTGATCGAAGAAACCGACAAGTCGGCCGATGTCGTGGGGGCACGGCGCGCCGTGCCCGAAACTGGCGAAAATATCAGCTCGGACTCCGAGCCCGAAGGAGGTGAACCCGAATGACGACAAAGATGTTCAAAGAGCCCGGCTTGCGAGGGTTCTGCTTCACAAAGGAGACGCCCTTCGGCACAGCCGAGGCGGCCGCGACGACGCTCGTGGATTTTCGGGACAAGCCGACGATGCCGAAGATCATGGAGCGCGACACCGACGCCGACGAGTACACCGGCAGCGTGCACCGCATGCGGCACAACGCGCTCAAATGGCAGCTCGACTGCGTACATGAGCAGCGGATGCTGACGTATATGGCCGGCCTGTTCCTGGCGCTCGTCGGCGGGTCCGTCTCGTCGGCGGCGCAGGGCGGCACTGCCGCATACAAGCATGTCATCGAGGACGACGACACCTCTCCCGACCTGCTGAGCGTGACGATGTGGGAGGACACGCCCTCATACGGGCAAAAGGAATACACCGGCATCGTCTGCACGAAAGTCGAGATCGAGGGGAGGCGGGGCGGATTCGTGATCCTGCGCGCGACGCTGCGCGGAGACGGCGCCGAGGCCTCCGGCGACGCGCTGGCGGGCATCGGCGTGGCGAACTCGGCGGAGGTGTACCTGCAATGGGGCGATTGCGATGTGCTCATCGGCGGCACATACAGCGAGGCGGCCGGCGTCGGCTCGATCGCGAGCGGCGTGAGCATCAAGAGCCAGGTGCGCAGCTTCAAGGTCACGATCGACAACGGCGGCGAGCCCGTCTTCGAGCTGGGCGGCGATGCATATGCGTCATCGTTCCTGAAGGGCGACCTGAAGGCGCTCGAGGTGGCGACGATCGAGCTGGAGATCGAGCCGTCGAGCGACGATCCGGACCTCGAGTATGACTATCTTCTCGACGAAACCGAAAATGTGATCGAGGTCAAGATCACGGGCGCATCGATGGGAGGCTCGGAGGCGGCCTATTACTACACCGTCGATCTGATGTTCCCGGTCACGCGCTCGGACGATGCGAGCATCGGCGCGGACGGCGCGCTCGAGGTCGGTACGCACAAGTTCGTCGCGATCAAGGACGATTCGGAGAACGGTTATCCGATATATCAGGCGCAGGTGACGAACAAGACGACCGCCTATCTCGGATAAGGCGACCTCCTCCCCCTTTTGGAAAAGGGGGACATGGGGGATTTTCAAACAGCAGCGGCCGCTGGCCGCAACGGAGGCGAACATGGTACTGATACCGAAGAAGGACGCGACGCTCGAGATCGTCGTGACAGCGGATTCGCAGGACGAAGTCAGGCTCATATGCCGGCGGCCGACAGCCGAGGAAAAGGACAAATGGCGCCGCCGGCGTATTCGCATCAGGGGCAACCGCAGCATCGTCGATTTCGATGTCGACCTGAAATTTATGCGCTCGATCCTGATCGGCTGCAAAAACATCGAGATCGAGCCGGGCGTGCCGCTCGATCCCGCACAGCATGAGAACTGGAAACAGATATTGAGCGAGGAGCCGTGCCGCGACTGGCTGTTGACGGCATGTCTCGCATTTCTGCCCGATGCCGGCCGCATACATGAGGTGGGGGAGAGTGATGCCGAGGATTTTTGATCAGGTTCCTCGAGTCGGGGTGGGAGCAGGCGCTCGAGGACTGCAAACGATGCCGAGGCGAGGACGATCCGGCGAATCCGCCATGCGACGAATGCCCGACAGGACAGACGCTCGATCTGTTTCCGCCGGAGACCGTGCAGTGGGTCAATGCGCTGGCCCGGGGGCTGGCGCGCCTCCGTCTGGCCCCCGGACTGGCCCGGCGGCTGTATTCCCTCGAGGAGATCGACCTGATGCTCGCGCTCCAGCGGTATCAGCTCGAGAAGCAGGCGAAAGATGATGAATCTCCCGTGTAAAATGTGTAGACCTGACCCCGTAGGGGTGACCCCGTAGGGGGTTGAGGGGGATTTAGGTGTATGGCGACTGAATCGGTAGTAATTAGGATCACCGGCAGCTATAAGGATCAGATCACGTCCGGCGTCAAAAAGACGATCGGCTCGATCAAGACCGGATTCGGGAACGCATTTCACACCGTCGGGCTGGGTTTTCGGAGGCTCGGCAACCTGGCGGAGGATGCGTTTCGCATGGTCGCGCGCGCGGCAAAATGGGCGAGCCTGGCGGTCCTCGCGCTCGGCGCGTACACGATCAAGCTGGGGGCCGACGTCGTCGAGTCGGAGAACCTGTTCGTCGTGTCGATGGGGAAAATGGCCCGGGCCGCCGAGGGATGGGCGAAGAACTATGCACGCGGGCTGAACATGAACACGAATGACGTGAAGAAGTTTCTCGGCACGTTCAATGTGATGCTGACGTCAATGGGCCTGTCCGAAGAGCAGGCATACGATATGTCGCGCGCGCTGACGGGTCTGGCGTTCGATATGGCGAGCTTTTACAATCTGAGCCCTGAGGTAGCATTCGAAAAGCTGCAGGCGGGCATCACGGGCGAAATCGAGCCGCTCAAGCGCCTGGGGATCGTGATGAATGAGACGGTGGTAAAGGCGTATGCGCTTGCGAACGGCATCGGTACCGCGGGCACGGAACTCTCGGAGACGGAGAAGATTCTCGCGCGGTTCGGCGTATTGATGGAGAAAACCACCAAAGCGCAGGGCGACATGGCGCGCACATCGGATTCGGCCTCGAACAGATTCAAGCAGATATGGGCGGCTGTCAAGGAAATGATTCAGCATGTCGGCGCCGGCATCACCGAAAGCAACCTGTTCAAGTCAACCATCGGAGCGCTTGCGATATCGCTGGGCGGGCTGAAAGAGAAGCTGCTGGCGATCGACGTGACCGCCGTGCTCAATAAATGGACGGATGCCGCCAAAAAGTTTTTTGTGGAAACAGTGAAGATCGAGGAAATATGGGATGGGATCAAGGACGCCTGGAACGCGCTGCTCGGGTCTATCGTCATCGGCACAGAGGAAAAGACGAAGCGCATTGGGAGCGTAATCGAGTCGGAGACGGTCGATGGAGTGACGAGAGCGAAAAACAGGATCATAACCGAGACGACGACGGTGCAGAAGACGCTTGCGGACCTGTCGATCGGCGAGGTGTTCGAGTTCCTCGCAGAGAAAACGCTGCCGAAAGTGGCGGACGCGATCAGGGGCATCGGCGACGCGATACGGGAGATCCTCGGGTATCTGAGCGATTTCGACCGGAAAATAACCGAATTGCAGCTCAAGTGGGAGCGGTTCAAGCGGCCGTTTGAAGAGGCGTCGGCCGCATGGAAAACGTTCGACGAGGAAGTATACAAGCTCGATAAAAAAATAAACGAGAAGGCCGCCGGCGCATGGGAAACAATCACGGGCGCCTTCAAAGGCGGCGCGGGCGCGTTCCCGGCCGGGGCGACCGGCAGAACGATCACAGAACCGCCGGCGCTTCCGGGAACGATCGCACCGGCGGCGGCCGAGAAATCGATCGGCGAGGCGAGCGAACGGTCATGGTTCGAGCGCGCCCGGGCGGCCTGGGCCACATACGCCGGACACATCGAGGAACTGGATCGCACCATCATTGCGGCGTGGGACTCCTACACCGCGCACATCGAGGAGCTGGACCGGGCAGTGATCGCGACCATGCAGCGCGCATTCAATCAGGCGCCGATGGCGATCGCCGCCGCCGGTCCCGCCGCCGGTCCCGCTGCCGCGCCGAACGCGCCGATCATCGAGAAGCGCGAGCTGAACGTGACAATGAAGATCGAGGGCCTGGCGACATCTGACGAGGCGGCGAATCAGATCGCGCGGCGCGTGAAAGAGATTTTCACGCGATGGGATCAGTCGGGAGTGGAATGATATGTCGATAACATTCACGCGCGGCGGCTCGAGTGTGACGCTCAGGTCGCCGCTTTTCCCATATCTGCCGGAACGGATCAAGCGCAAGGTTGTCACCGAGACCGCCGGCGGCACGATCGTCGTACAGACGAAGGCCGCCGAGGTCCTCGAGTGGACGCTCA